AGGTATTAAAGAAATGGTTGCAGTAGACGACTTAAAAATCTTAAAAGAACGACATCATACTCATAAAAAAGGTATAAAAAGTACTGTTAAAAAAATGAGTGAAGATGCTGGTATGCGTAAATTATCAAAAATAGTTACAGAAGGTGATAAGCAACGAGAAGTACTTACCGAAGATGGCGCAAAAACAGACAAACAGGTAGTTACTGAAAGTGTAAAAAAGAAACCAGAAACTCTTAAAGAATATATTGAGACATTAAAAGAAGAAAGAATAGATGAAGTATTCGGCCAATATCATTATAAAGCAACGCCCGATGGCTTTGCATATAAAGGCAAAACATATAGCAGTGAGCAATCAGCAAGACAGGCAGAAACGGACGACAAGAGTGCAAGAATGGCAAGAGGCGAAGATCATAAAGACCTAACCCCGGGGCCCGTTCTGGACCCATGGGGCAGGCCGACAAAAAAAACAAAATAGGGAATTAGAAGATAAATAAGAATATAACAAAATAAAAGGTTGACCTAGGTTGGCCTTTTATGTTATAATAATGTTTATGAATGCAGGTAGCATTCATGATCCAGGCAATTAACAGGCGAATATAGGAGAATTACTATGCCCACCTTAGCAGAAATTCGAGCAAAACTTATAGAAAAAGAGCAGAAGTCTAGCGGTAACTTCACGCAAGATAACGGAATCTATGCATTCTGGAATATACCAGAAGGCTCAACCGCAACAATGCGATTCTTACCAGATAAAGACGAAGATAATACTTTCTTCTGGCAAGAACGACAAATGATTAAAATTCCTTTTCCGGGAATTAAAGGAGCAGACGAAGGACGTAATGTCATTGTTCAAGTTCCTTGTGTAGAAATGTGGGGCACAGAATGTCCTGTCCATGCAGAAATCCGGCCTTGGTTTAAAGACCCCAGTTTAGAGAACGAAGCACGTAAATACTGGAAGAAACGGTCGTATATATTTCAAGGATTTGTTGTGGATAACCCACTGAAAGAGGACGAAACTCCTGAAAATCCAATTCGTAGATTTATTATTAATCCGTCTATTTACAAGATTATTTCGGCGGCGTTAATGGATCCTGACTTTACAGAGATTCCAACTGACTACGAGAATGGTACAGACTTTAAATTAACTAAAACCCAAAAAGGTCAGTATGCAGATTATACTACTTCAACCTGGGCTCGTAAAGAAAGAGCTTTAAATGAGTTTGAACGTACTGCAATTGAAACTAATGGGCTATTCAATCTTAATGATTTTATGCCGAAGCAACCAAACAGTGATGAGCTCAAGGCCATCTTTGAAATGTTTGAGTCTTCGGTAGCCGGCGAGCTATATGATCCTGAAAAATTCGGGAGTTATTATACACCAGCTGGCATGAGTAAAACCACTGAGGGTACTACAAAAACGGTTCGGTCGACAGCTCCATCAAGTGAAGCGGTAACAAAACCTGTTGAACAAGAGAAAGAGCAGGAAAAACAAGTTCCACAAGAACAGCCGGCATCTGAAACTGAAAGTACTAAGCCTTCGGCGGATGAGATTCTTGCGATGATTCGTGAGCGTAAGAACAATCAGTAATAATTAAGGGGGTCGTGAGGCCCCCTTTTTACTTTAAATCATTAAGGAGTTTAATGTCTAGACCATTTGATATATCAAAATTTAGAACTAGTATTACAAAAGCCGTTCCAGGAATGGCTGTTGGATTTCATGATCCAGTAGATTGGATTAGTACAGGAAATTATGCATTAAATTATCTTATTAGTGGTGATTTTAATAAAGGTATTCCATTAGGTCGTGTTACTTGTTTTGCAGGCGAAAGCGGAAGCGGAAAAAGTTTCATTGCTAGTGGTAATTTAGTACGACATGCTCAACAACAAGGTATCCTTCCCATTATACTTGATTCAGAAAATGCACTTGATTCAGACTGGCTATCAGCATTAGGAATAGACACCGCTGAAGATAAACTTATGAGATTCGGTGTATCTATGGTTGATGAAGTTGCTAAGTTTATAAGTGAATTTATGAAAGGGTACAAAGATCAATTTGCAGATGAACCTTATGAAGATCGACAAAAAGTATTGTTTGTTGTTGACTCGTTAGGTATGTTACTTACACCAACCGATAAAGATCAATTTGAAAAAGGAGATATGAAGGGCGACATGGGTCGTAAACCTAAAGCACTTACTTCTTTAGTACGAAATTCCGTTAACTTAATTGCAGGTAATCCAGTAGGAATTGTTGCTTGTAATCATACATATGCTTCACAGGATATGTTTGATCCAGATGATAAAATTAGTGGAGGACAAGGATTTATATATGCTTCGTCAATAGTAGTTGCAATGCGAAAACTAAAACTTAAAGAAGATGAAGCAGGTAATAAAATAACAGATATACGTGGAATACGATCAGCTTGTAAAGTAATGAAAACACGTTTTTCAAAACCGTTTGAAAGCGTACAAATTAAAATACCATATGATACTGGAATGGATCCGTATAGTGGTTGTGTTGACTTGTTTGAAAAGGCCGGCATTTTAGTAAAAGACGGAAATAAATTAAGATACACACCAGAAACAGGTGAAGAAATTAAGGAATTTCGTAAGAATTGGAGTGGTGAAAAACTTCAAAGGGTTATAAATGATTTTGGTAATAAAGATATCCAAGCTCAAAACATTGTCAAAATGGCCGAGGTTCTTATAAATAAAGACAACTTTGATAAGGACCATAAGGAACCGAATGACGGATAATGAAATTTTGTTATTCCATGAGTTATTTGATAATCTAAAAACTTACGTTGAGAAAAAAACAGATTTAGAAGAAGCAACAGATCAATTAATAGATTTGTTTGATGATCATGGATTTAGCATGGAAGAAAGTGTACTCGAACTTAGAGGGTATAGTAAAACAATTGATTATGCTTTAGAAGCAAAATATGACATTGATGACGAACATGAAGAAGATGAAGAAGAACTATTTGACCCAAATTACTGATGTCTAATTGGTTTACAATTATACAACAAGACATAAGTAAAATTCCTAGTTGTCTTGACCATTTTAATGGCGAGCTTAAAAATGTCGGTCTAGAAGTTTCCATGAAAGGTAACGTTGAGAAATCTTCTAGAGAAATCCCAGGCGTTGTTGCACATAGATTTAACCAATTGCAAGAGCTCGAAGGCATACTAGAACACTTCAATATTTTAATGCGAAAAGAGCGAGGCAGGCTTTTTAGAAAATACTTAGAACACTACGAAAGAGCCTTGACTAGCAGAGATGTTGAAAAATATGTTGATGGAGAGCAATCCGTTTTAGATTTACAAGGTATAATAAATGAGGTTGCTTTTGTACGCAACAAATATCATGGCCTAATGAAGGGCCTTGAAGCCAAGCAATTCCAAATTAATAATGTTATTAAGTTGCGAGTAGCAGGATTAGAAGACGTTACCTTATGAATTTATTCAAAACAAGAAAGCAGGCAGAGCGAGAAGCTCGCCTAGTAGCCGATTTTTATACGGAAACAGTTGTCATTTTAAAGCATTATGATGGATTTGAGATAGAAATGTATCCAGAATGGGCAAATACTGATAAAGATCCTCTCATTTTCATTGATCCGAGGCCTAAATTTTGATAATAAATATAAAAAAAGGAGAAAAAGATAAAAAAAGAGGTAAAAGAGGTTGACCTTTTGGTCCCAAGAACGTATAATATATGTATAGTAAGTAAACGATTAGGCAAACACAGGCAAACACAGGAGACACAATGGCACAGATGAACGTAAAACTAACAGGCGGCAATTACAGAGGCAACCGGATGGTTGGAACTACTGGCACGCTGGTTAAGCCCTACCAAGCATTTAACTCACCCAAAGATGGATGGGATGGTTTTATTACTATCCGCACCGCAGATGGTAATCATAGAGTAAAAACTACACGGCACGAACCAGAACCTTATGTTTCACTAAACGAAGGAGACAACGTGATTGCAAAAACCTTGTTACCTCCAGTAGTAAAACTGGAAGAAAAAGTAGAAGTAAAGCCCGAAAAAACAGACGAAGAACGTATTGCAGAAATTGCAGAGCGTTTCGATATTTTAGACGAAATGTCACAAGCT